AACCCAGCAACCGTAGCACCTGCTTGTGGAGCCTGTTGCCCGATATTTCTTAGTAGACCGCCGAGAGCCATAAGTTCTTCAAGCGGTCGGTCGAGTTTAGACGGTGCTGCGCCTAACGAGTTGATAAAGCTACTTAATTCAGCCATTTGGAAAGCTGTGTCTTGTGTTGCTTTAGCGAAAATATCTGCCACTCTTGCCGATTCTGTTGCTTCAAGGTTGAACTTATTCAATGTGCTTGCTATCAAACTTGCACCCGAAGCTAAGTCAATGGAGCCTGCCGATAAAGCAACTAAGTCTAGTACACTATGGAGCGATTCTAAAACTGCTTCCGTACTTAGTCCCGCAGTCCTTAGCTCAATCATTGCTTGGGTAGCTTCAACGGGGGAGAAGGGAGTGTCCATTCCCGTTTGAATCGCAAATTTTCTTAGACTCTCCCATTCCTCCCCGACTGCACCCGATATAAACTTCAACCTTGCGAACTCGGTTTCCAATTCGGCACTAGCCAGTCGTGCTTCATTCAGAGTGCCTAATATTCCTATTCCCGCTTTCTTCACCATGAATCCAGCGGTAGCCAGTCCTGCACCCAGCATAGCACTTCTGTTCAACCGTTCCATATTTGCGTCTACCGTATTAACGAGTTCCTCCGCACTTGCCCTTGTCTGATTGAACACTTGAGAGGTTTTCAGCATTTTCGCTGACGCTCTATCTTGGTAGTCTAATAAAATTCCTAATCCTAAGAAATTACTTTCCAATCGACTACCTCCTTACTGTTTTGCCCCTCTCTATCATTCTTTGTTCGGTTTCTTTTTGGTCTTGTATCATTTTCACCCACATTTTTCGCTCGTTAAACGGTAGCTTCCAAAGCGTATCCCTTTCCCACCGATAGACATAAGCGAGAATGTGCATCTCCATCTTGGTGTTCTCGAAGTTACAATGATTCTGGAAGTCTGAGTCGAAAAATGTGCTTATAAAAAATTTGCCATGTTCATATTACCTACGAAACTTTCTCCGCAACTTACGCAGGTAACTTCTGTTTCAAGCTTAACACCGAACTGATTGTCTTTTAAGAGATTAAGCAAATAGTCCCTGTCTTTGTACGACAGGCTTTTAATCAAGCTATCGTAAATCTTCAATCCGCTGAACTCAACGATACAACGAGTAAGAAGCATGGTATTAGCTAGTCCGATATTGTTTCTAGCCACTTGGTCTAATGCTTCTCGGTCATGCCCATTGGGGAATCGTAGCTTTCCTTTCGTGTAGACTTTTCCTTCTTTGTCTACATACCCTCTAGGCAATTCAAAGTCGATTTCCCAATCGCCCTTAAACGGGGTAATCTCTAACTCGTCTATATCTAGGGCGGTAACTAACTCCTGCTTACAATTCGGGCACTTATGGGTCACTTCTATTTCCTTGCCAATCGTTACTTCGCGGATTTTCAACATAATGTAATCTTGGTCGCCTACGGTTAAAGACTGGACAATCTCTCTCCACTCTCTTTCCTTCAACGCCGATTGTTCGTAAGTTCCGATTCTGGTACAACAACGCTCTATCAATGTCCGAATGACTTTACCGCCATTGGACTTGATTTCGTTTCGGGAAATTGCTTCTTCTTCAACACCTGTCATTTCCCGCACTTGGAACTCCGTATGCACTACTCCGTTTTCGTCCCTATAGCCAGCCAACAACTCATAAACTTCAGAATCAGAACCATGGATTCTCACAACATCTGCTTTTTTAGCCATTATCTTTACCTCCTGTTATCATTGGGGAAGGCGATAAACGCCCTCCCCTCTTTCTATTAGTCTAGGAAATGTTCAAACTCAATTTCGATTTTCTCGATAGCGACATCTTCGGATTCAGCGTCTAAATCGGAACCTTCCCACGCTTTAACCCACGCTTCAGCCAAGACCCACTTCCTTGCCACTTTGCCTTGCTTGTCGAGTTGCTCGATTGTAACGGTTGTACGGAAAGAAGGATTCGTCAAAGTCTGCTTGTAAAGCTGATATAAGTCTTGTGATGCGTAGGTTCCTCTCTCTAGTACGACAGGTTCAACGACCTCTTGCCCCACTAACTTATGGGTATGGTCAAATCCTCCTTCACGGTACTCCACCACTCCAACTTCCCTTCTTAGCCCACTAGCTTTTTGAAAGCCGAGGGCAGGAGCAAGTCCGGGGATAGATACTCGGAACTTAAACTTTTGGAGTGGGTCATTTGCATAGGTTCTAGCCACTTATATCCCTCCTTAATTCGTAGTAGCGGTCTTTTGGCTAAACCGCAGAATAACAAATTCTCCAGGCTTTTTCTTGGCGTAGCCGATTTCGGCGATAACTCTGCCAGAATTGCGTACTTCTTCTGTGTTCAATTCTTCATCACACTTTACGAAGTAAGCCTCTTCGGGGGTTGCACCGAATAGAGCACCTTCTTGCCACTTATTGAACAAGAAGCCCTTAATCTGGTCGCTGATTCTGCCCCAGAGAACTTCGTCATTCGGCTCGAATACTGCCCATTGTGTTCCGAGGTAGCTAGATACCAGAATGTTAATGTCTAATCTAACATCAGAAACATACCGCTTATTCGGGTTAGAACTTAGCGACCTAGCACCCCATACTACGATTCCTTGATTCGGTCTGGCGGTAATGCAGTTTACGCCTGCTGGATTCAGAAGGTCTACATCACCGTTTGCTAAGGGTCTTTCCATTTCCACGAATCCCCGCACAGTGGCTTCAACGCCTGCTGGTGCTTTATGCACTCCACGCTCACGGTCAGTTCGTGCATACACCCCCATCACATGACCGCTAGGAGGAACAAGTCTTAGTTTTCCATCAGAGCCAAGCGGGTCAATCACTTTGCCCCAAGGATAGTAGCAAGCACCGTTCGTTCCACTTAACTCTTTTCTAGCACTTAACGCTTCCGTGGTGTCTAGTCCTTCGGGAATGTCGAGAATTGCGAAGCAGTCGTTTCTCGAATCGCAGTAGTCAACTAAGCCTTGCAATACCGCTTTACTCGTTTGCCCCGGTATTGCGATAAGATTGATGTTGTCAACTACATCAAACGCTTGCAGTCCGTCTGCCCCTAAATAGTCTGCGCCAGAAACAGCAGAACCGTCTGTACCGCCAGAAAGCGTAACCGACCCTACTGCTAATTCGGTTTCAGAAACAGTAGAACCGTCTGTACCGCCAGAATCGGAACCTACTGTAATTGTTACAAAGTTACTCTTGATGTCGGAAATATAGTTACCTTCGTTTGGCGTAGCGGTTACGTTCTCGAAGATTTCCACGATTTCGTCTTCAAAGAGAACCTGTAAATCCAGTCCATTTTCCCCTGCTACTATCTTCACTTCTAAGTTGTTGTTAGCCCAAGTTCCTTCGTCCAAAGCATTTACTAGGATTCCTTCTCCTAGTTCGGCGGTAGCTTTAGTCGCACCTTTTGCAATCCTAGTTACATAAGCCCTTCCTCCGCCATTTTGGAAGAAGCCATAGACTGCAAACGCAAGGTAGCTATCACTAGAGAATGGGGACTTTAGACCCCTTGCAAACTTGTTGACATAATCAGTCCAGCTTGTTACCAGAGTTGCTACGCCTACACGCCCTCTTTGGGCAACACCCACGAAACCGCCAGTCGAAGTTCCGACAGCTTCAATCGGGCTTGCACCAGAGGGTTTTTCTTCGACATAAACATCTGGTCTTAAATACTCACTCATCTACTTATCCTCCTTTTCTCCTTTTCCCCGCACTTTCGGAGCAGGTGCTTTTTCTCGGAGAATAAACAGTTTATTCTCTTTCACCTGTCGGCGAATCGCAGGGGTCAGTTTCCCTTCTGGTATAGGTTCAGAAGTTCCATAACCTTCAATGGATACAGAAGTCCCGTCCGTAAGCCAGAAGATTCTAGGTCTGTCGAGCGGATTCCTTAACCTAATCAAATCTTCCCCTCCTTAAATTCCACTTTATCAACTTGAACTGTTGTGGCGTAAGGAACTTGAATTGGGGGTCTTTCGTCCAATTCGACCCATATCTTGTAACTGAATACCCTATGGAATATCCTTTGGTCGCCTTTTGCATAGTCTGCATTTGCAGAATCTACTCGTGTCATTGGGCTAAACCTTTGATTCCCTTCAGTATCTAGCACCTTCAAGAGATGGTTCTTACCTATTGTTCCATGCCACCTTCGCAACATTTCGTTTATATCCTCATTGTACTTCGCCCAAAAATCAATTTGATAATACAAATCGTAGGGTAAAGCTGGTTGTTCAAGTGTTATCCTTCCGTCTGCCCTCTGACCCCGAATGAGGCTTGGGTCAAACCGATTTCCTGCGAACCTCACATCATAGTTGAAAATCGTTACACATGGATATTTTGCAATTTGAACAACCCCTTCGGGATTGCGGACAAAAGCGTCAACGGGAACAGGAACTATTTCTCCATTCACTCTTTCCATTGTCTTGACTATGGTCTTTATAGTGTTGATTAAGCTATTATCTATTTCCGCCAACCAGACGCTTCCCATTATGTCCACCCTCCCGTCTTGACTAAATCCTTCATGAATTTCTTCCAGTCTTTTTCTAACTCCTTCCGCACTTCCTCCCAAGTGGGACGAATCAACGGTCGTGCTGGTATATCGTCTGTACCGTATTCGAGCATTATCATCAAATCGCTAAACTTCAGTCCACTTGGCTTGTGCGTTTTCCACGGACTTGCACCGATAAAGATTGTACTCCGTAACGGTTTCGATGCTATCCTACGAACCGAAAGATTCTCTTTGAGCCAACCTGTTTCAACATAAATTATACTGTTGCCTTTTCGCTCAATCGTAACCCTGCTCAATGGTTGCCATCTTAAATCTTGTAACTCAATGTGCTCTACCATTCTTTTAGCGATTTCTTCGCCCTGTGCGTACAGTCTGGCATGAGCCATTGGACTAATACTGGCGGGTAACTTTCTAAGAACGATACCAGCCTTAGACCAATCCCC